TTCAGTTTTAGCTCCTGCTTTGGCTTGTAAAGCATTAATTATTTGCATAGTATTTTACTTTAAGTTTTTAAAGGCAGATCTATTAGAGTCTGTCCTATTTGATACCCTATTTCCTCCAACATGACGAAAAGGACTTCTATTTAATTTAAACAAATTTTCTGACTTTTGCAAGTTTTTTGCTGCATCATCCATAACTACTCTTTTAGAATAGCCTCTATTAGATTGTTGTATTCTCATAAATGCAACAAGTGCAGCAAAAGAAACCAGTCTATCCACATTGACACCATCTGCATATTCCTGCATTTCTTTAAGTAACATAGGATCAGGTATCCTTTCTATACCGTATTTAGTTCTTACTATAGTACCATCTGTTTTAGTTTCTACATCTAATTCTTCTTTGGTATATTCTATAGTATAACTTAGTAAATGTGCTTTAAATAATGTTCCGGTATTTTTCCAACCATATTCTTGAAATACATTTGCATTAGAACCAATATCTTTTAAAAACATAATTTGTCCTTTAGGTACTAAATATCTTTGTTTTTTTCTAGATATCATATATTGAATAAACAAAGAAATATTATTCTCTATAACTGTCCATGCATTATACCATTCTATTATAAGTTCTAATCTTTGGTGAGTTTTATTAATGTCATCAAATCTTCCACACCAAGCTGCAACTATTTTATCTTGTTCAACATATGTTTCAGTATCAGTTCCACTTATTCTAGTTACTTCTACTGGAGCTTTCATTACATATATAGAACACAATGATTCTGATGTTGTTGTTTTACCTTCAGATACAGGGTCAATTGAAGCATAATATTGTCCAAAAGTTGGATCTTTAATAGGTCTTTCCCATACAACTAATACTCCTGTTTTATCTTCAGTTTTTTTAGATATTGGAAATTCTATTATAGGTCTTTTATTACTTGTTGTAACAGAAGGTTTTCCATCAGAATCTGTACTAATATCTAAAAATTCATATGCATATTCTTTTTCTTCAATTCTTCTTGCTTGTGCTGCAATTAGATGTGTAGGAAAAACTGATATAGATCTGTGATCAAAGGCTTCTTTTATATTTCTTGGATGCTGAGATATTCTTAACTGGTAATCTTCTGGATTTAATTCTTTTTTCCATTTTTCAAATTGATCATCTAATGCTTCTAATGATTCTTCTATAAGTGAATTACCATATAAATCTATAAATGGTGGCATAGACCATTGTTCTGGAATAAATAAACCTGACAAACCAATAGTACCTTTATGATCTAATAAATTTGTTTCTACAGCATATATATCTTTTGAGTTAGGATTTAATATCATATCTCTTAAAGGATTACATTGTGATAAATCACCTACTGATCCTGCAGCAATAAACATTCCTGTAGTTGTTAAACCTGATCTCATAGCAGGTCTCATGTACTCATAGGTCTGATCCATTTTTGGTGCTATACCTGCTTCCTCATGAAAGAAATATTTTACTGGTCCACCAACACCATTTGTAGGATCTTTTTCAAAAGACATTCCTTGCATTGTACCTTTTAAACCTGATTCTGTTTTTCTATCACCTTTTCTAATTTCAATTTTTTGTTGCCACATTAAAATTTTATCAGGATTCATAGGTCTATACCATGCAGTATGTTGATTAAGAAATGCTGCATATTCTGCAAGAAATTTCCAAGAGCCTTTTTCATTAATATAATCTTTAAGACTAGCACCCATTTTTAAGGTAACTCCTTCTTCAAACCATAACTGATTTAGTAACTTAGATATATGAAAGTAAGAAGATGCTATCTGACGTTTCTTTAGAATAGCAACATGTTTATAATTAAGTTCTGCAAGTAGTTCATATAATGCCATATGATACTGAGCATCTCTAATTTTTGCAAAATCAAACTTTTGTTGTTCTTTGTCAAAGATTGGTAAAAAATTTAACCACATATAGTAGTCTCTTGTAATAAACCAAGTATCATTTTTAGATTTAAAAATTATACCTTTTCTACATTTTAATTTTTGATCATCCCAATAATTAACAAAGTCTTTAGATTTAAATGGTGCTGTACAATAAACTTTATTTTCTCTAAATAATTCTCCTTGTTGATTAAATAAAAAACTTGTTTCATCAAATTTATATTTACCAGGTTCTTTAAATAAACTAAAAATAAAATCAGAAAATAACTCTCTTGATTCAAAATCAGTAATAGTCCATTTACCATTATCCCAAGTTGGTATATTATTATATATTTCTTCCATGATTATTGATCATATGCCATACCAATACCACCTCTAACTTTACTTGATTGTTCATCTTGAAGATCTTTATATACTCCTTTAAAAGATGATCTAATTTGATCAAAGTTTTTTGCAGCACTTACAATAGAGTTTATATTACCGTCTCTACCATCTGTAATGCTTTGTGTTTCCATATATCTTGCTAATCTATCTAACATAGAGGCAATACCTTTATAAGCTCTTGAGGTTGGTGTTTCATACATTCTTTGACAAAACTGTAATGCAATATGTATACTTTTATCTTCTACTGAAAAATCAGAATCTATTTGTTTTAATATTAAATCTTCTTTATCCATTTCAGGAGTATAAAAAAAAGGATTTAAATCAGGATTTGGACAACTCATATAAAACAAGTATAAGTAAATTTTAAGATGTTCTTCTGGATATTCATCCATAACATCCTTTAATGCTTTTAGAGTATAACAGTGTTCTGTAGGAACTACTACACCATTTTCTATATCAAATAGTTTAATTATCATTTTATTTTTTTAATAGGGTTATCTTCTATGTAGTTAAGTATTGAAATAACCTCATCATATAGATAAGGCATAGGTATTTGTATAACTTCTTTTACAACTGGATCATTATTATGATTATATTTTGTTATTGGATAATCAAATTTATCTCTACCTTCTTCTTCAAATACTACATGATGTATAAATATTTTTCCTGGTAATAACTTTGAGTTATGCTTTAATATAATATACATATAAAAACTTAACTGTAAAGCATAATGGTTATAATTACAATCATCTAAATGTTTTATAGGATCTTTTAATTTTTCAGATATTCCTTCCCAATTTTTAAATGATTCTTTTTTAATTTCTTTATTAGTTTTATAGTCTATGATATTTACTCTACCATTTACTATTTCAACTAAATCAGATTGTCCACATAATCCTTTTGATTTAAGATACACCATATGTTCAGGATATATTCCTGGATCTAATTTTTGTAAAGGAGCAACTCTTATACCATCAGTTTCTCCACTTGGATTAAATACAGGTATAGTTATGCCTTCTCTTTCTATAGAAGCTAAAGAACATAAATCATATTCTCTTTGGTTATGATAATATGTTCCTAAAGTAGTAGCTCTATCTGATTCATTGTTCCAAATTTCTTCAATTGTTTTTGGTTCAATTCCAAACCATTTAGATTTTTTATTTTTTGTTACTTTTAATGCAATTGCTTTAGCATCAAAACTTTTTTTAAAATGAGAAATAAGAGTTGTAACACTTATCCAATTAATTTTTTCAGAATCATCTATACTAATATAACTATGATCTTTTGCATCAAATCTTATACTCATAATAATTTATTTTATAGTGTCTAATTTATCTTCTTCTTCTTCTGTCATAAAAGCTTTCCATTTATCTAATGGACAATCAGAAGATAAAGATCTTGTCTTAAATGTTAAAGAACATCCACATTCATTACAACAAGGAGCTGTACCTTTTACTGCACATTTTTTACCTTTACTAGGACATTCATTACAAATGTCCATTCTTAATCTTGAAATTTCTTCAACTACTTCATTTTTAATAATTGAATTTTTTACACCTTCAAAAATTTTACTTTTATTTTTCCAAATTGTTTTTAATAAATCCTTCATTTTTTATTTTTTTAAATTCTATTTTTCTATTAAATTCTTCATCAATTTTTAATTTTAAAGCAATTAAACTTTCTAATTTTAGTTCAGATTGTTTTTTACTAAAATATGCATTAAAAGTAGATGTGTCATGTATCATAAGTTTATTAGTAAGTCTAGGTATTGTTTTTTCAATAAAAAAACTTTTTGCAACAAAGTGTCCTAAACCATCTACATTAATTCTAGGATGTGACAAACTACTTAAATGAAATCTAACTTCTTTGTAATAAAAAGAAATTAAATCTTCAACAAGTGTTTCACTAATGTTTAATTCTTCTGCAACAGGTTTGTATAAAATACTAGACTTCTTCGGAATCATTATCTAAAAATTTATAATCTAATAATATTTTACCTTGAGTTTGTATTTTTAAACTTGGATTTAACATTATAAGTTTTTTATTACTATCATCTTTTATTATAAGATTATTTTTTTCTGATTTATTTAAAGAATTTCTTACTGTTTGAGAAGATTTAAATATTTTTTCATCTTCTGCAGAAGCATCATAACAAAAATGAGTAAGTTCTATTGGCTGATTAAAACTTAATAGAGTAAGACAGTTAAGATCAGAATCACTCATTGTTATATGATTAACATAACAATGAGTTAAAATCTGAAATTTAACAATGTCCCACTTGGGCATTTTTACACGTTTCTGTACCTGGTTAACTAAAGCCATGATTACTTTTTCTTTAATGTTCTTTTAGTAGGTTCAGTAGTTTCTTCTTCTGGTCCTTCTTGCATTTCTGATGCTAACATAGCATACTGCATTTGAATATTAGTTCTTTTAAATCTTACTTCATCTATACTAGTTAGTAAGTTTTCATAATTTAATTGAGCCTCTAAATAAGGTATAGATTCTTTGTAAAAAGAAAGCATTTGTTCCTTACGTTCTGTTAACTGTTCAGGAGTTAATTCTTGTTCTTGTTCTTGTTGATTTACATTTTCCATTGTTTATATTTTTAAAGTTTAAACAAATATACTATAAAAGTTTAAATAAAAAATATTTAAACAAAAAAAATCCAGATAAATTAAATTACCTGGATTATTATATCTTAAATAAGATGTTATTTAGAACCTACTTCTTTGTTGTCTAATGATAGCATCTTTTTCATCTTCACTCATTCTTTCCCATTCTAGATTTAATCTAGCATTTTCTTTTGCTTTTGCCATTTTTTTAGCAAGAGCTGCTGCTTTTTTTGCAGCTGCTTGTTTTTGCTTTTCAGTTTTTACTGCTAGTTTTCCTTCTTTTTTAATTATTTTTAAACTATCTGTAGGACCTCCGTTTTGATATTTTTTTACTATACCACCTTTTTGTAAACCTAATTTATCTTTAATATCTGTTTTAAATTGATCAAAAGCCATTTTAAAACGTGGACTTTTTTTGTATGCAAGTGCTCCTGCACCAACAACAACTCCTGCACCTATAGCAGTTTTAGCAACTCCTTTTAAAATTCTTCCAGCTTTATCTCTAGCATTAAGTTGTGCTAATTTTTTCTTTTTTTTATAATCACATCTTTTTTTTCTAGGAAGTAATGGATCCATGTCCATTTGCCAACCTCTATTTTTTTTGCCTCCACCATTTTGAAAAGTTTCAAGAGATCCTCCTAATTCATATTTTGGTGGTGCAATTTTAGGTTTAGGTTTTCCTATATTTGATATAGTTTTTTTAATAGTTGATATAGCTTTTTTTACTGGATTAACCTTTTTCTTTGGAAATGCATAATGATATGCAGGACTTTTAGTATTAATTATCTGTTTCCTATTTGGCCATCCACCATTTTGATATTTCATAACACCACCTTTTTGCATTGCAAAAGTTCCATTTCGTTCAACAGTACGTTTTCTAGAAGGTTTAGGAGCCATAGGATCAACTTTTTTACGAACTATTTTTGTAGGTCCCATAGTAGGTCCTGATTTAGGATACCTTTTTTTTTCACTTGAAACACCATAAGGATCAGCCTTTGTTGCACCACCATTTTGCATTTTAGAATTAAGCATCATTTTACCATTAGGCATTTTATGAGTACCACCTTTTTTTTGTTCACTTATTTTTTTAGCTGGAGACATATCCCAATCTAAATTTTTTCTTTTTGGAATTTTGCTAATAGCTGATTCTTCTCTTAAATAATTTTCAAAATTTCTTCTTTGTGACTCTGGTCGACCATATTTTTTTTCTGAACGAGGTGATGCATATGGAACACCTTTCCATTTGTCACCTTCTATTGCCATATTATCAATCATTTTTCTATCTTTTTCAGTTAAAGGTCCCTCCATACGTACTCTTGGTTCAGCATGTACACCTTTTAAATCATTATTAGAACTACCACCATTTTGATATTTTTTAACACTACCACCTGTTTGAAGTCTACCTTTTATTTTAGCTGCTTCTGCTGGTGACATAGTTTTAATAACTTTTTTACATCCAGGACTATTTGGATTTTTTGCACAA